TGCTATAACAAGTAAATCAGCCACCGGCTTCACAATCGCGTTTTATGACAGCGGGAATAGCGCGGTTGATCGGTTGTTTGATTATGTTGCAACGGGGTTTTAAATGGCACAGCACGATTTTGATATTGCAAACCAAACTTTTCCGGCTACCCGCGCGGATCTCAATAATGCTTTACAAGCGGCGGCAACAATCAGTGCCGGTGCATCAGCCCCATCAACCACATATGCTTATCAATTATGGTTCGATACATCCAGCAACACTTACAAAGTGAGAGATGGCGCAAACAGTGCGTGGATCAATTTCGCTGGCGTTGACGGATCTGGAAACGTATCTTTTGACACCAGCACGCTATACATTGACAGCACGAATAATCGGGTTGGCATTGGGACGACTTCGCCGCAAAACCTTCTTCAAATTGAAGGTTCAAGCGGTACTGCCCCATCGCAGTTGCGTTTAGGCGTTACATCTGGCGGTCAGTATTACGACATTGGCAGAGATTACACTGATGGCTTGATGACTTTTTATAGTGGTCAAGCGGTGCCTTATACCGGATACAAATTTTCGGTAAATGCTGGTTCTGAGAAGATACGCATCGACAACGATGGCCTCAAGTTCAACGGTGACACCGCCGCCGCCAATGCGCTGGATGATTATGAGGAAGGCACTTTTACTCCAACGGTTACCCCCGGAAGCGGGTCTTATACAACAACAGAATTAGATGGACGTTACACAAAGATTGGCAGATTAGTTGCTTTTCAAATTTATTTTAAAATAACTACAGTAGGCACTGGGTCTGGCAGTGTTACTATTTCTGGCCTTCCATTTACATCCATTAGTTGGTACAGGATGCCAAACAAGTGGCGAGAAAATGCCGCTACCGGTATTTGTGGGCAATTTACGATGAATTCAGGAAGCGCTAGTGGATTTATGCAAAACGATGATGGGACTAATATTACTCACGCATCAGGTAGAGTATTTATAATCAATGGACTTTATTATTCAGCGTAGGAAATAAAAATGGCACTTACAGAAGAAACACTTGAAGATAAGATTGAAGTGGTAGGCGAATTTAAACACGTCCAAGTTCGAACAGCTACTATTATCAAGCGTGATGGTGTTGAAATCAGTCGTGGTTTTCATCGGCACATTGTAGCACCTGACGCTGACATATCTGGCGAAAGCGCAGAGGTGCAAGCTATTTGTGCGGCAGTACATACACAAGCCGTTAAGGATGCTTATGCGGCGCATTTAGCTGAACAGGATGCAATCTAATGGACAACGACACCCAAATTGACGTTGCGACAGTAGTCACCGGCTTGTCTGCGCCAATGTGGGTTGATGCGCTTGAAAGCTGGTTTGGTATGGCCGCAGCTTTTGGTGCGATGGTTTTGGTTTTTTGGCGGCTCTGGCGAATGAGGCAACGTAAATGATCGGCGTCCCTGTTATAGATTTGATCCAGTTAATTTTGCTGGCGGTTATCATTTACCAGCTTAAAGACTGATGATCGTATTTCTGCTGGTCGTCTATATGGGGGCTGGCATAATCAGCCAGACGCAAACATTTGCGGATGTTGACCGCTGCTTATACATTGCAAACAGATTAAATAACCAGCCAGCCATATCCACAGCCACCGGCAAACGTGTTAAAATGAAAGCGATTTGCAAGCCGGTCAGCAGGTGATGATATGGATCCCGTTACATTATTGGGCATAGCAACCACCAGCTATTCAGTGCTTAAAAAAGGCATTGCAGCCGGTAAAGAGATCGAAAGTATGTCTGGCGATCTTGGCCGCTGGATGGGTGCCATACAGGGCATAAAAGCACAACACGGTAAAGCCAAATCGCGCCGCTTTGGGTCTGTTGAAGAGGAAGCATTAGAAAGTTTTGCGGCACTTAAAAAAGCCGAACAGATGGAAAATGAATTGAGGAACTTCGTGATCGGGCATTATGGGATGAATGCCTGGCAACAGATCATCCGGTTGCAAGGTGAAATCAGAAAACGCCGCAAAGAAGAAGAAATCGCGCGGCAGCAATTCATCGATGATTTGATTATTTGGGGGTTGATTGCGGGCTGTATTACACTGACACTAGGCGGTATTGTTTGGTTAATTATGGCGATGTAATTGTCGGTGACACTGGGCTTGATTGGTGAGCATATCGCGGCTAGTGCCATTCTGTCACTTGGGTGGCGGGTGTCTATGTGTCAGCAAACATCCATTGATTTACTGGCTTTTAATGATGAGATCTTTTTACGCATTCAAGTTAAATCTGCGAACGCATATGTATCTGGTAGGCGTAAACACCCGTCTCACCATTTTCAGCTTGGTTTGGGCGGCAAAAAACGTCCTGCAACGATTGAGGATTACGATATTGTCGCTTTGGTTAAGCCCGACACAAGACGTTGCTTGTTTATGCCCGTCACATCGCTGTTACGGCACAAAACCAAACGGGTGTCACCGTCACGGTTTACGGCTGAAAACGAAGCTGATAGCTGGCATCACGCGGTTGATGTCATATTGGAAATGAGGCAGATGAATGGACTGGGAAAAGTATCCTAATTTTAGCAAAGACGAATTTGCGTGCAGCGAAACCGGCGAATGCAATATGTCGGCATCGTTTATGGCAAAGCTGCAAGAATTGCGTGATGTGTATGGCCAGCCTATGACCGTCACCAGCGGCTATCGCAGCCCCAAGCACAGCATCGAAGCAAGCAAGCCGACCGGCAAATTGTCAGTGCATACGCGGGGCTGTGCGGTTGATATAGCGTGCAACGGGCAACAGGCGCACGAATTGATGCGGCTGGCTTTCCAGATGGGGTTTACTGGCATCGGCGTGGCGCAAAAAGGCAGTGCAAGGTTTTTGCACTTGGATACGTTTGGCGGCGCACCGCGCCCGAATGTTTGGAGTTATTGATATGTTAGGCGTACTTGGCAAGATATTAGGTAGCGGTGACGTTATTCAGCAAGGTCTAAAGCTGATCGATGATATGCACACCAGCACCGAAGAAGAAATAAAAGCCCGTACCGAACAGCGGGTGGCTTTGATGCAGTCATACGCACCATTTAAGCTGGCGCAAAGATATCTGGCGTTGATGTTCGGTTTTACGTTTTTGGCTAGTTATGTGCTGGTTTTGTCAATGACAATCAGCGGCACCGGCGACCCTGATGCGGTCACAAAAGTGATGGAACAGTTTAGCATCAATTACGCTATGCTCATCATTTTGGGTTTCTATTTCGGCGGTGGTGTAGTCGATAGCATAAAGGCGAAAAAGAGCAGCTAACACTGCTCTCTTTTTACACGTTCGATCAGCAACGCTTTTGGCGTGGTTGCTGTATTGCGCCGACCAAGCCGGTCAAGTGGCGGGGTTACTTTGGGGATTTCCAAAGCAACTTTGATTTCATCTTTAGTCGGCACTTTTAAGATAGACGCCATACCCGCACCCCATCGTCACCTTTACGCATTGATGTCTTAATACCGCGATAACGCAGCGCGTCACGCAGTCTGTTGGCATCCAACACGTCATCAAAAAGCACGCTGTCACCCGCTTCCATAGTGTCAACAAAAGCCACAGCTTTTGATCTGATCGCGTGCCGCTTAGGTGGCAGCGGTATGTTTTTGTCGATTTGCATTTATAATCCCTAACCTGTCATTAAAGCAGTCAACGTGCAGCACTTGTTTGCTGCCATCACAGACCCAATCGTTGCCGTTTAGATCCACATCTTTTTCACACCAGATGCAACGCTCAAGGCGTGGCATCCGGCGCGTTGTTTTTTTAGAACGGGATCGCATCATCAACCGCTTGTGCCAATGTTACCGGCTGACCCTGCGGCTGGCTTTGTGACTGGGCTTGCGGCGGCTGTGGATCGCTGATGGCTGCTGACATATATTTGGTGCCTTTTGCGCTTTCGCGTATCCACAATGCTATGCGCTTTTCCACGCCATCGACATTGATCTTGCCGGTATAGTCTGGCTGATTGTCAGACGTTTTGTCGTTTTTGAAGATCGCGCCCCGATTTGTATCATCATAATCGTTCATTTTAATTCCTCTTTTCTAATACGCATTTTTTCGATTTCATCTGGTGTCAAGTCACGAACACGCACCAGACTGGTATACAGCGCGTTGACATCACGCGCATTATTGCATTGCTGCAATTCTTTTTCGATGTTTGGGGATGCGGCACCGACAGCCGAAGTGGGAGCGACTGCCGGTGCCTTATGGCTAGGCTGCGAACGGGAGGAAGACGCGCCATTGCCACTTGCCAAGTTACCATCATCGTCATCGGCATTCAATCCGAACATCGTCATTAAACTGGCGCGACGCAGATAGGTCACGCAACTGATGTATGACTGCGGTGTGTTCTTTTCTGGCCGGATCGGTATGGCACTGTCGAACTTTTCGCCGGTTTCGATGTGCGACACAGTTGTAACCAAACAATCGTCACTGAAATACTGCTTAAACGCCAAACCATAGTCAGATATTTTATTCAGCGCAGATAGCACGTCACCCAAAGTGCTATATTGGCTTTTGAACATCGGGTTCTTGCCAGATTTCCCAAGCGTTGCCGCATTGCGGAAATCGCTCAATGCTTTGTCGAGTTTTACAGCTTCCATAGTTTTTTCGCCTTTTCTAGATATTCGGTTTCGATTTTCCACTGATACATATGACCCCAATCTGGATCAGTAAAACTGGCCAGCACTTTCGGATCGGTGCTGACCCGCAACAGGTTCTGCCGGATCAATGCCTTTTGCCGCATATCTTCAACCGCATACGCCAGTGCGTCAGCTTTCAATTCATCACAGTTAAATGGCGTGAACATCACAGCATCGTGATCGGTCACATAGCAGATCGATGGCGTCACTTGCAGCGCGTAATTGTAAATAGCGGCTTGTGCAACGTGCGCTTTTTCCGGTGCTTTTGGCAGTGTGGCTTTCGCCCAACCTTGCGTGCCATCTTTCAGCAGCTTTGTTTTGCGCGGTGCTTTCGTCTTTATTTCACAGAACATCGTATCCGGCACCAATAGGTCGACGAAGCCGATGAGTGGCACGTTGACACCATCAAGCCACGTTTCGATGCGTTCTTCATCAACCGCGCCTGTAAAGCCATATTCGGTTAATATGTCGATGCCGTTGCGGATCATATCCGGTATGCAGTCACGAT